CTTGCCGACAACCAGGAGGTTGTCGTTCTCGTCGTAGAGACCGATCGTCGTGACGTACGTTCTCGTCGTCAGGATGGTGCTGCCCGACGTGACACGGATGAGCCCGTTCTCGTCGGTGAACGTCGGGTTGGACGAGTAGTTGAACTCGTTGTTGAAAGCCCGGCAGAAGTACACCGACGACTGGAGGTTCAACTGGTTATTGATCGAGACCTGCTCGACTCGACTTCTGAATCCGTCGACTACCTGGTTGATCGTGCCGGAGTACTGGACGTTGATCAGGCTCTTTAACCCAGACCACGCGCTGACAGCTCCGTAAGCTGTGTCCGGATGCAAGACGATGATGCCCGCGTTATACCAAACCTGACCGACCTCAGAACCCGTCCCGTTGTACTTGAGCGGCGCGTAGTTGCCCCCCAATGCCTGTTGAAAGTTCACTGCAGCACCTGCGTCGGAAGCAGTGTACTGGGCTGGAGTCGAGGAGTTGATCGTAAGCGAGACAGTACCACGTTTGAGCTCGTCCTTCGTCACGTTCTTCTTGAAGAGGATGAAGATCGCCTCCTTCCTCGACTCGTTCCCGAAGCTGAAGGTGGCATCTGGATCGCCCAAGAGGACGGACGCCATCTGCCGATAGATCTTGACCTTCTCGTTGTTAGACGAGGTCGAGGTCACCGCTACGTTGTACACCGACCCGGTCGCAGTGCCATACGTGATATCGAACAACGGGCTCGACAGGGACGATAGCGGAGACGAATCGTATACCGTCTGGAAGTACCCTCCGAGGTCCTCCCCGGCCGAACCAGAGAAGATGTTCTTGTAGTACTTGACGTTCGTCTGGGACGAAAAGATCGACCCAGTGATCGTGATCGCCTCATTCACTGCCGTTGTAAGCGGAGCGAAGTCGTTCTGTAGATTAAAAGATTTGAAGCTCAAGGTATTGTAATCCTTAGGCTTTTCGGCAGGTTGTTTGCAAAACGCTTTCCCGCATGTCAAGCCCATAGACATTGCGGAGCGTATTTTTATCCGCTAAAATTACGCGAAAACCCATTTTTCGCGCTGCGCTGGCTTTCCAAACGTTTGATCGATGAAACCCCTTGATCTCAACGAACACATCATCATCTTCAAGATAAAAATCGGGAGTGTAGTGAGTTTTGCCATCATCAAGAACGATGGTTTTCGTCTCATATTGAAATCTAAGATTCTTCACCTCGAGAAAATTCTTAATGAATGCAGCTTCCCAACGTGAGCGAACTCTGATTGTTTTTCCCTGGGTCTCAACGATAAAGAGATGAGCCCTGGGGGCATGCAAACATTTCGCACGTTTCTCTACAAACGCGCATCGCTTGCTGCAGAAACGCTGGTCAGATGATCGTTGGCAGACAAACTCTTTCCCGCAACCGGCGTTCTCGCAGGTCTTCGTGATGCGAGTGGCGAGCTTCAAACGTCGGTTGTTTTCTCCGACGCAGCCCATCGAGCAAAGCTTCGCAGGGTTCGGCTTCCCTCGACGAACGAACTTAGCAGCAAGGAAGGCCTTCCCACAGATTTCGCACAAGCGCTCTTCGTAGCGCTCGGCCTTCTTCCGGCGAGTGCGTTCGTCTCGGCATTCCATAGAACAGGTATGCCATCCTGCGCGAGCGGGATAGCTGATGTCGCATATCTCACAGGTTCTAGTTTTCACCCGACGAATTCATGGATGGAGACTGGGATTTGGACGCCCAACCCGCTCTGCTGACCGCGGACTACGACGGTCGTGTTGATCACTCGAGGAGAAGCTGCGGTGGCGCCCGCCAAGATGTCGAACATCTCTGTGCTCAGCGTTTGCACTCGGAGGGTGAACACGCATTGGGTGCCGTTGGCGGCCGTAGAACGGCCGGCACTTGCTGGGACCGTGTACTGAGCAGTGCCGAAGGGTTGGATCGACAGGGGAACCTCTCCGGCGACGTAGAGCAGGTCGTTGTCCACATCAATGATGTAGTTCAGGTCGACGAGCTCAGCGGGGATGATCGCCTGGGCACGGGTGGTCTGTTGAGAAACCGTGATGTCGACGCCTCCTCCGGTAGAGTCGGTCCGCTCTTTCAGAGAGACCGATGCCGGGTTCGCGACCATTCTCGGCATGTATTGAAGGGATGAGTTTCTGATCGTTACGAGCGGATATCGCAACGCAATCGTCTCGTTCGTGAACGGCTCGAAGGTCGGCGTATCGATGATCTTCGAGTCCTTGTTGTCCGACCCAGTCAGCTCGTTCCAGTAACGATAGTCGATCTCGTCGTCGCCCAACCTGAAGCGGACGATGTTAAAACTTCCGTCATTCCGAGCAAGCAGCTGCCGCCCTTGGTCAGTGATCACAGAGTCGATGAAAAACTCGGTGGTGTTGTCGTTATAGCCCACAGTATCCCCCGTTCGTTCCGGTAAATATGCCTCTTTTCAAGTGTTGCCGGGGCCGATTCCAAGATCGTTACCCATCGCAGTGATGCGGACCCGAGATCTCTCTCCGGTGGTAAGGGATTGGAGCTCTACGACGTATTCACGCCTCGTGAGAGGGTGAGAGCTCACCGCGTCCCTGATGTAAAAAGTTGCTCGAGAGGCAGCTGTCAACTCAGAATCGCGGCGCGGAGGCCTCCCGGACGATGAGGAGCCGAAAGGATCTGCACCCTTTTCGGCGACCTGCTTGACCGGATGTTCTCCTTCAGCCCAAGGCTTCTCGAGTTTCACCTCAATCTGCTCTGAGAGCGGGGAGATCTCGGCGTGTCTTGACACGGAGTACCCTGCATAAACATATGAGGTGTATCCGTCGTCGTATGGGACAACATCACGATCGATGAAGCGTCCGTTCTCTGGCGGAAACTCTCCGAGCTTCTGCCAGGCGGAGAGCTTGCCGGCTCGATCGACACACCTCACGATGACGATCGACGAGATGTCTCGCTGCGGATCGTTCGGCATCTTCCATACCACGTCGACGAGCCCCTTGCTCGAGATCGGCCTAACGATCAGCTCGTCTGGCGGATCAGGCACCTTGAGGTCAGCAACGTGAGTCTCGCTCCAATCGGACCAGTCTCCGGCGTAGAACGACGCCAGCTTTCCAAGAGGCCCCGTCGGCGACACCTCGTCGAATCGGTCCACCGATGACGGACCGGTGAACTCCATGCCCACCGGCCTGACCCATTGGACGATCGCACGCATGCGATACGCATAACGGCCGCCGTATACAACCGATCGATCTACGAGGTACGACTGAGCCGGATCATCGATGTAGAAGGTCTTCCCAAGAGTCATGCTGCCGTCTTCAGCAAGATCGTGGCGTTCGATAACATACCCGATGTATGCCAGCGTGGGGGCATCCTGAGGGGCTGGGAACTTCGGAGGCGGATTCCTCTGGGGAGAGTCCTGGTTGGTCTCAGAGATCACCTCGAGGCCTCCGATGAGCACGCTAAGGGCTCCTAGGGAGGAGAGGTGGACCTGCTTCTGAGCGACATTGATTCGGTTTTCGTCGAGGGCACCCGCGATCGCAGGGTCGACAAAGCTGACGTGGAAGCTCTTCCTCGGAACTGAGCCTTTGACGTGGAAGGGGGAAGGTTTAATCTGCTGAGAAAACGCATCGAGGCCCCAGGTCCTGTCGTCAATGAGAAACTGGTCCTCGTCGAACTTCGCCTTAGGCTCAGCCCTCTTTGGGTCATCTACGGTCGCGCGAACGCTTCCCGGGGAGAGATAGCCGTTCGCTACCGCCCCCTGAGCTGACCTGACGTCGATGACTGCCGGAGTGATATTGGCTTTCGGAGCCTGCGCCCGGACTCCCTTCTGCGGCCTCCGAAGCTCGATCCAGAGGTTCGGAGCCGGCCTCCAGAATAATTCGACGTACCTAGCGAGGTCGTTCACATGAGCAGAATCGTTCTGATTCGGGTTCGCCGCCTCATCCTCTGTGTAGAAGTTGTAGGTCGCCTCAGCTCTCAGCTGGAAGTCTTCGAAGAGAGTCGAATGGAACGCTGGGACTGAAGTTGAGGACGAGATCATCTCTTTCTCAGGGAGCGGCTCAGCCGAACGAACGTCAGTCAGCGCAGGCGCCAGCGAGGCGCTGGCGCTCGCCGCGGAATTCACAAGACCGAGACCTCTGAAGAACTTTTTTGCCATCAGAAAATCGCCTCAGGGAGAAGATCGTAGATCGTGCGGATTAGCTGCATGAACCTCCCGATGCCAACGTAGGTCGTCAAGTCGATGGTCGTCTCATCAATCGACTCCAACGCTTGAGCTGCGGAGATGCCGCCGAGGGTCGGTCGATACGACTTTCCCGCTTTGCCCTCTGGCACCGAGACTCCCGCCACGAGAGTTCGCGGTTCAACAGTCATCGTCTCAGGATCGATCGCCGATAAGATCTGGGAGAGAGTGCCTGTGCTCTTTTCGAGAGCCTCTTGAGTTGGCTGGAATCCCTGCGGGTTATCCTTCGCCGAGATGAAGTACGTCAGACCGACTCCATCCATGACAGACAGCAACGTCTGTTGGACTCCGTAGGAAGAGATCGATGACTGTACGAACTCTTCGATCTCTCCGATGTCATTCGGAACGACGAAGCGACCAGCCGAGATCTCCTCGATGATTCTGTCGAGCTGGGCCCCCACAAAAGAGAACGAGCGCGTCGTCTCGACAGAATCTCCGCGTTTCCTGCTTTCGACGATATTGCATCCGGCGATCATCCAAGCGTAATCGGCGTCACCGAATACCACCTGGGAGATGG